GAAACATCGTCCTTCACCAGTACCAAAGTCTTTATAAAGATCTAGACCCGGACGTTTGTTCAAGAAGATCTTTGTGTTCTCTAGTTGTTCTACCTTACGAGTTTCAGGAAAGATATTAACAAACCGTTGATCCTTAGTAGCAGCAGATCCGCGATTGGAATAAGCACCCATAAGGGGAACACGTGTTACTTTAGGTTTTCCTATTTGTTGTGCTTGTGCCATGTCATTTCTTCTTCATAAAGAGTTTTGCTAGTTTAACTGCATCAGTAGCTGTACCACTTGCTTGCCGTTTCTGTTCAGGTGTAGCATTGGTTGGAGTAAACATACCAGCAAGTCCACCAGCAGCACCTGAAGACAATGCAGATTCAAACATAGACTTGGGTTGTGCTAGTCCAGATACAGCCCCTTTAGCTGCACCCGATAGGAATCCAGATAACGCAGGATTCAGTCCAGAGGTTGCTGAGCTTACACCAGACCCAGCAGCACCACCAGCAGCACCCAATGCCGCAGCTTTAAATATATCTGCTAAATCCCCACCACTTGCGAATGAGTTTATTGCACCACCAGCAGCACTATTAGCAGCAGCATTTGCTAGATTACCATAGCCAGTATTAAATCCACCAGACATGCCTAGATACGCGCCTGCTGCATTACCCACAGCACCCCTACCATTACCCATACTAGCCTCATCAATCGCACTCAAGGCACTACCCCAACCGGGGAAGAAACCGTTGATAATCATTGGTGCTATCTTAGAGAAGTATGGTTGCTGTTGATCACGTTCTGCAGAACCCGTAGTCCATTCCTGAACCTTGTTATGCATCGGATCTAGTTTATCTAGAATTGGATCTAGGATATTAAAGATACCACCAAGGAAACCTTGCTTCTGTGTCTGTGAGTTTTGACCTACATTGCGGTTATAGTAATCTTGATTATACCAACCGGGATTTTCAGCAGCTTTGTCTGGGGCTATTGTATAAGTACCATTACCACCACCAATAGCATTCTTCTGTAACCATGTAGGATCTACAGACTGTCTACCCATACCAACATTGCCCATATCCCAGTTATGTGTAGTTGTGATTTTTTTATTAAAAAGACCGCCACTCTTACTGGTGTTTGTGCTTTGTTGGTTCCACTGATCCTTTATTGGATCTACCCCTGTTGGACTGTTATACCCAAGAATCTTACCATCATATACAATAGGTTTAGATCCATATAGAGTATTTAACCCAGAAATCAAGTCAGCTTTTTTATTACCACCAAGAGCGTGTGGTGAAGAGAAGTCGCCGGTAACACCACCATAGTTTAGTTGCTGTCCTAATGTTTCCCAATCACGGGTTGCATTACCAGTAGCATAACCACCTTGTCCATAATCTTTCAGAGTATCAGCAAGAGATTTGTAACCAGTTCCCAGTGCTTTACCACCACTCATAATAGAGTATTGGCCTTTGCCAAGATCAACGTCATCAGCGTCCATAGTACCCCAAGACGCTTTACTTATATCATATGGACTGTAGTAAAAATCCTGACCACCAAGTTTTGTGGTAGAACCACCAAGAGCACCTAGCAAGGATTGATCTGTTCCAGCAGTTAGCTCTCTGCGACCAGCACCCCAGAACTCTGAGGGCTGTTGCGCTTGTTGAATCTCCTGCTGGTTGTTCATTGAGAATGAGCCGGGATCTTGTGTCCCTTGGCGCATCATCTCATTCTTTACTCGCTGGCTACCAACCTTTTGTCGATTGATCGCATCAGCTACTTGGGCTTGATCTAGAACATTAGTTACCATGATCTACGATCCACACCAAAGTAAAGACTCCCTTCTTCCAGACCAAAGTTTAGAGCATCTTGTTTAATGATGGTCATCTCTTGCCACAGCAACTTGCGATCAGTCATAGCAACACCATACTCAGGAGCAAGGCGCGTAGCTAATCCATACATCACAGCATCAAACCATTCTTGAGGAAAGTCTGGTGTATCTGTGCTAATATCAAAATCATCAAAAGGACGTTGATAATAAATAGTAACAACGTTGTTTGTAGCGTCTGCTGTTGCTGGTACAGGAAAGACTGAGAGTATTCCATAATCCAATTGTGGATTATAGTAACACTGAATTGGATTGCCTGCACTTGTTTTATTACCTAACATGTTGTATTCCTGTTTTGTGAGTAATCGCATAGGAATATCAATATTAGAAGTATTACTGTGGTTATATGCTTGCTGCACTTTCAGTGGTTTTGGAATGTTCACAGCTTTTCCAAGACCAATCTCATAATCCTTAGTTCCAGCTACTAATGGAACATTGTATGATTTTAAAGCCCACAGAGGCATTCCATCAGCTTGCCAAGCTTTCACAAGACTGTTAAGAGCAAACGCGCCATCTGCGATCTGTGCTGCTGAAGGAGTCTCACCTTGAGCAAGAACACCGATTAAGCGCAATGCTCGTTTAATAATATCATCTCTTGTTACAGAGAAATCGGTGCTACCTGAACTCATAATAGTTACCTTTTAAATATTGTATATAAAGCCGCACAAGCTACTGCAATACCAGAGATCCATTTAACTGCACCAACTAACCATGCCGTAGCCTCCCATGCAGATACTAATCCAGAAACATCTTTAGATAGTTTATCAATCTTATCTTCTAAACCTTTAATGTTTGTTTCTATCTCTAGCAAGCGGCGCTCCTCATAAAGTTGATGCTCAATTAAACCCTGATCAGGTTGTCTTCGGTTATCCATAAATCATCCTAAAAGTTCATTAAATGCAGGAGTAGTTCTATCCGCTTGAGCACAATCCGCTGTGCCTACATTAGCAATTCCTTGTACAGTATATGAAGTACAATACTGAAAAATAAATGTTGGTATAGGTCTTTGGAATGGAACTGAAATCTTATCCTGTTTAGCTCGAACAAAGTCTTGAGGATGACGAACTTCATAGCAAGGTTTGCAAACTATAAATCCAGTCCACTCTTGATTAACTTCGCTTGCCTTTACTTTTGCCCCACAACGATCACACGTAACATTCCAAGATCCGCTGTCAAAGTGGTTTTTCATTAGATTTCTCCAAATACTTAATAGCAGCTCTCAAATAGTCCACACTATCTTCTAGATTACCCAATGCTAAATTACAACTAGCACAAAGTAATCCACGAACTTTGCCTGTAGTATGACAGTGATCCACATTTAAAGGTCTAGTACAACCACCCTTACCTAAAAGTTTCTCTGGCCTACCACAAATAGAGCAAACACCATCTTGAGATTCAAGCATACTAAGATATTCTGAGTAGGTTATCCCATATTTATTTTCGAGTTCTTTCTCACGCCGCACTTGTTTTCTTTTTGCATCAGTACGTTTTCTAATCTCTTTTATAATATCAGGATTTCTACTACGATAGGCTTTTGTTTGCTCATTACGTGCTTTTTTAAGATCATCTGCAGTCATGTGTATCTTAGCAACCATAACCATCCCACCTGTGATGAGCTTCATGTGCCTTTAGCTTCTTTGAGCATACATCACAGGTTACGTTGAACTCACCAGAGATGAAATAGTTTTTACTCATTACCCAATCTCTTTCCAGTTAATTGCAGCAGCGATTGTAGCACCCACAGTTGCAGTACCAGTTAATGGGCCAGCGGCTAGGCACAATACACTTGGGCCTGTGATAGCCGGAGTTGCTGGATTAGCAACATACCCAATCACATTAGCATTGTCGTTCATCGTCTTAAGGTCGAATGTATAAGTACCAACTACGTTAGGGATAATTGCATTCCAGATCGCAGAGCCAGTCACAGCAGTAGCCGCAGTTGCAGCCTGATCTACTGTAGTGAGGGAGCCTCCCGGAATACTTCCGAAGGTTGCTCCTGTATTTGGAGTAGGTAGCATCAAGAGAGCTACTTGCAGACTTGTGGCTCCAGTAGAAGCTACAGCCACAATCACCGAAACTGAGGTTGGTATAATCTTAGTACGTTTCGTCAGATCGTTGGTTGTGACAGCACGTAGGCTAAGAACAGGATATAAACCAGCAGCAGTACCACCAACTTTTCCTGTAGCACCTGAGTTACCGCCGAAGTATTTCCAACCACGGAAGTCGCCAACATCGCCCTCTTGAAGCACACAGACGTTAATCAGCGTTAGCTTACCCGCTTGTGCAGTAATGCCTGTGTTAAATACTTCAGCACGAACCGGAAGAGAGCCAGTACGACTCCAAGACTGGGTTAGCGCATTAACGCTTACCATCTCATGACACCAGACAACACCCTCTGGGCCAGTCTCAAAACCAAAGCGGATAGTTCCAACACCTAGCCATTGGTACTCAACAACTAGATGCTGTGCTTTAGTCCAGTCTAACGTGATACCAGAAGCACCAGTGCCATCTAATTTATCCTTATTCCAGTTAGAACGAAGAACACGTTCCTCAGCACCACCAGCACCAGTAGTCATGTAGCGACGGACAAAACTTAATGCCGTACCATCCGCTTCTAAATAAAAACCATCACCGGCAGTAGAGAAAGAACTTTGATCCGTGAATGAGCCGACGCGCATACGGACATTGGTAACTAGCTCGTTAAAGTTGAACGTAAAGCGCAACAAGGTGCTAATACCCGGAGCGTACTTGACATGGTTATAAGACTGAATCCAGTAACCAGAACCGTTCGTCAAAAGAGAGCTAAGGTCTTGTCCATACAAGTTAGCTGTAAGAGCTACTGTGCCAGAAGCGACAGCAGTGCTTTCCCAGATAGTTGTAGCACCAGAAGTTAGTTGTGGGCCAAAGGTGAATTCAAAAGCAATCCGTGGTTCAGAAACACGTACTCGATTGAAGCTATCAACAGTAAAATCATCCTTATTAAAACTAACTGTTAAGGCATTCTTCACTGCTACATACAGTGCTTTGAGAGTTGGATCAACTGTTGCAAGATCAGCACTTACGCCTGATTGTAGTTGTGCCATATTGTTATCCTATAATATAATTAAAAGTTCTAGTACCTGTAACTGGTCCCGGAATAGCTGTGGCATACACAGTAGCAGAACCGACTCTTGGATTAACGGCACATACAAAGTTATCCATCTCTTGTTCATCAGATATACCCGCAGGAGTCATGAGGATCTTACTTGTAACAAGAATCTCAACATCAGTAAAAGTAATAGCTTTTGTATATACAGGAACAGATCCAAAGTCTAAGACAATAGACTTACTTGAAGAACCACCACCACCACCCGCATTGATGGTGATGGTGTCTGATGTCTCATCTACAGTTACACCAGTACCAGCAACAATCTGCTTAGGTGCTACCGCAACTACGCCTTGTGCGATACTAACACTCACATTAACTCATCACTGCACGTAGTTTAGCAACCTTCTCTTCGTACTCTGAAACAAGAGTGTTGAGATTAACTTGCTGTTCAGCAACTTGCTTTTCACGAGCAGCTAGTGCTTTATCACGACCAGAGAAAGAATCAATCAGGGTCTTAGCAGCCACGGTAGCAGCTTGTGCTTCCTGTGCAGCTTTCTCAGAACGTTCCGTGGTAGCTTGCAGGTTCTCTTGTTTAGTCTTGAAAATACGAATCTCTTGTTCTACTTGTTTAGTAAGAGCTTCTTCTTTATCCTTGAAAGCTTTGTCTAGAGCTTCTGACTTTGCTTCAACTTCTTTACGAAGTTTGTCCAGTTCAGATGCTTTACCTACAGTTGCAATAGAAGCAGCAAGGCGACCTTGTTCATCCTGTAGACGAGTTAGCAGAGCTTCGTACTTAGCTGGGTTTTTAACCAGATCAAGGAAGTCAGCAATATCTTGAATGTTCATTAACGTTGTCCTTGTAGGATGGTAAGGGTTGCACCACCACTGGTCCATGCTGTAACGTTCAAGCGAATAGCGCGAACTGGAAAAGCATAGTTACCATCTTTGTTTGTGGTTTGTGCTGCAATAGTAGAATGCGGAAAGGCGACTGGGGTTACAGTTGAATCATACACATCATCAAAGGTATGTTCAACAGAGTAGGTTAGAACACCAGCACCAATAGTAACAGCTAGTCCTACATTGAAAGGACTCTGTTTATAATCGAGTGGAATCCACGCCGTTGCTCCTGTACTGCCTGCTTGCGTAATTACTTGTGGGCGCATATAATTCTCCAAAGAAAAAGGGGTAGGAACCTTTTACAGAACCTACCCCTCTGGGATACCCTATTAGAAGGGTTGACCTTGCGGCGGAATAATGTATTCCACCTTGACTAGAACCGGAGTGGTTAGAGTCAAACTTGCTTTAACATAAACTGGCTTATCAGCAGTTTGTTGAACACCTACTTGAGCACCCGTCTGAGCACCACTAGCTGCATAGCCAGTGGAGTTCGGAGCGAAAGCATTAACAAGTTCAGTGCCACCGTTAGTGAAACCAACGTTAACAGTCTGTGTAGCGTTAGCGCCAGTACAGATAGTATAGACACCAACAACAACTGCAAAGGCCGGTAGAATGAAAGCCAGAAAGCCAGTGGCACCGTCTGCAACTTCTAGCTTAGCTAGTTTTACATACGGGTCACGTGCGGCAGGGGTAGTAAGACAAACACCTGCTGGACCAACAGTACCGATACCCATGATTAAGCGCCTTGTGAGCCGTACAGAGCACGGGGATCAGACCAACCGAAGGAATAACGAGCAGTGGCCTTGAACTTAGCGTTCTCGGTATCAAAGTCATTGTCCATCTCGAACTGATCACCACGACGCTCGAAATACTTCAGGCCATCCTTAACACTAGTCTTGATGAACCATGCATCCGGGTCAGTCAAGTAGTGGTTAGTGATAACGTTAGAGAAGATACCTTGTTGCTTCAGGACGTTCGGATCATTAAGATCAGTACCAACGCGACCATCAGAACCAAGGATACGAGCAGTCTCGAATTGCAACTGGTAAGGAATAACCAGACCTTCCGGGCGAGCAGCGATCAACAGACCACGATCATCACGGAAACCTGCAATATCAATAACAGCTTGTTCAAGAGCAGCTTCGCTCAAGTCAGCAGCAGTACCAATCTTGTTAGACCATTCACCACCAGCAACGTTAGGATGCTGAGCGTTAATCAGAGTTTTACCATCGCC